TTGCCGAAGTTTTACGGCAAGAACTTGCAACACGATTTAGCGCTGCTTCTGAAGTTATTATTTATGGTGATCCCGCTGGTGACTTTAGAGCGCAGACTGATGAATCCACTCCCTTTCACATTCTGCGCGGGGCTGGCTTGAGGGCTTTCCCTGCGCCCTCCAACTCTGTTGACCTACGTCTTGAAGCAGTTTCCTCACAACTGACCAAGATGGTTGAGGGTAAGCCATCCTTTTTAATTGATCGACGCTGCCAACAGCTTATCAAAGGATTTGAAGGTGGGTATCAATATCGTCGCATGGAAGTAAGTGGTGAAAGATACAGCGATAAGCCTGATAAGAATATGTTTTCGCACATTCACGATGCGCTTCAATACATGATGCTAGGTGCTGGTGAAGGACGAGCGTTGATGAATACGCAAAAACCTGCTAAGGCAGTAGTAGCTAACCGCTCTTTTGATGTCTTTAGACGAGGGCCGAAAGCTAAACGTAGTAGTAATGTTTGGTCAAGGATGTAGCAAATGTGTTTTGGTGGTGGAGGCGGTGGGCCTTCTGAAAGTGAAAATAAAGCGGCAGCAGAACAGCGAATAGCGGCTGACGCAGAGCGAGAACGAGCGGCAACAGAAAAAGCAAAAGCAAAACGCGAAGATGTTTCTGATGCTATTAAACGCAAATCCGAATCTAGATATGGTCGTCGCGGTAGAGGTCGTCGCTCTCTTATGCAGACATCATCTGGTGGTGGTTTCTTAGGACGTTTTGAGTAATGCATGAACTAGCCAAAGCAAAACTGCAACGCTACAAAAAGGCAAAAGCATACCGTGAAAACTGGGTGCCTCTTTTTGAAGAGTGTTATGAATACACGCTGCCAATGCGTGAATCTTTTTATTACGAAGAAGCGGGACAGCGCCGTGATGAAAAGATATTTGACGCAACAGCCGTTTCAGGCATTCAAGAATTTGCCTCTCGCTTGCAGTCTGCTATGGTTCCTAACTTTACGCGCTGGGCTGACTTCATTGCTGGCAGTGAGGTACCCCCAGCAGAGCGTGATGCAATAAACAATCAGTTAGATGAAGTAACAGACTATGTGTTTGAGGTACTTCAAAACTCTAACTTTGCTCAAGAAGTACATGAGTCCTTTATGGACTTAGCTGTTGGGACTGGTGTCTTGTGTGTTGAGGAGGGGGATTCAGTCAACCCAGTCATTTTTACCTCGGTTCCTTTGCCTCGAGTTATCTTAGACGCTGGCCCCAACAACAACATCGATCATGTTTTCCGCGAGAGAAAAAAGATTCGCTTTGATGATCTGAGTATTCTTTACCCTGATTCTACGTTTGACCCTAAAGTTATGGATCAAATGGGTAAAGATCGTGAGACAACAGTTCTCGAGATTGTTTGTCGTGATTATTCTAAGCGCAATGAAGAAGCGTTTTATCATTATGCAGTCTGCATGACCACCGAAACATTGCTTTATGAAAAGCAGCTTAAAGGTTTGGGTTCTAATCCGTTTATTTGTTTCCGTTGGTCTCCAGCGCCAAGCGAAGTTTATGGTCGTGGCCCAATTGTTACTGCGCTTTCTGCAATTAAGACTACCAATCTTACAACTGAATTAATTTTAGAGAATGCTCAAATGGCTATCTCTGGCATTTATCAGGCTGAAGATGATGGTGTTATGAACCTAGACACAATTAATCTTGTGCCAGGGACTGTTATTCCAAAGGCTATGGGCAGCGCAGGTCTTCAACCCATTCAGTCTGCGGGTCGTTTTGACGTAGGCCAACTACAGCTAAATGAAATGCGCATGGAAATACGCAAGCATCTATACATGGATATGTTAGGTGATCCCGATAAAACTCCTGCATCAGCGACAGAAATTGCGGAAAGAATGGCTGACTTAAATCGGCGCATGTCTGCGACTTTCGGACGGTTGCAAACAGAATTGGTTCAGCCAGTTCTACAGCGAGTCATTTATATTCTTAAAAAGCAAGGCCGCATTGAAATCCCTACAGTTAATGGTCGTGAGATCAAAATTCGTTCGGTTTCACCGCTAGCGCAAGGCCAAGCAAACGAGGATATTGCGCGTATTGCACGGTTCTTAGAATTGGTTGGTGGGACATTTGGCCCACAAATGTTGCCCATTCTAATTAACCCAGAACAGACTTCTGTAGAACTGGCTAAAAAGTTTGGTGTACCAGATAGCTTGATTCGTGATGAAGAAGAGCGTAAACAAATAACTGCAATGATGCAGCAAATGGCGCAACAGCAGGGAGCAGACGTTGGTAGCCAAGGTTAATATTGGTATTGATGGGATTAAAAGGTCTTCAGCAGAAGACGTTAAGATCAGTAAGAATGTAGCTCAAATCTTTGAAACACCTACTGGTAAAGAGGTTTTGCGTTACCTTAGGTCAATTACCATTGAAACAGCTCACGGCCCGAATGTTCAGGCAAATGAGCTTTTTCATGCCGCTGGTCAATCTTATATTGTCGCCATACTCGAGCAGCGCATTGCACACGCACATAGGAGTAAAGATAAATGAGTGAAGAAGCAGCAGTAGAAGTAGCAGCCGCTGATGGTCGTGACTTTGTAACTCAGGAAGATGTTGAATCAACACAACCACAGGAACGCCCTGAATGGTTGCCTGAAAAGTTTAAAACGCCAGAAGATTTAGCAAAGTCTTACAGTGAACTTTCTCAAAAACTAGGATCAAAAGACGAAGACATTCGTAATGCCATTCTTGAAGAGATTCAAAATGAAGCGTTTGCGGATCGCCCTGAATCTGCCAATGACTACACATTGCCAGAATCTATTGACCCAGAGCAATCAGTAGACAATGATTTGTTGAAATGGTGGTCTGAACACTCTTTTGAAAATGGCTTTAGCCAAGAAGAGTTCGAGCAGGGCATTGAAATGTACGCTCAAGCAATTGCTGGAACAGAGCCTGATTTAGAGTATGAAGCAAGCCAACTAGGCGACAATGCAAATACACGCATTGAAGCGGCTTCAGCTTTTGCTAATAAGTTCTTCCCTGATGAAGCACTACCAGCAATCGAGCGTATGTGTGAATCCCATGAGGGGATTATTGCCTTAGAAGTTATCATGGAAAAAATGAAAGATGGTAACTTTGGTGGTGCAGGTGAAACCACAGCAGGTAAAACCCTTCCAGAGTTACAGCAAATGATGCTTGACCCGCGATATAGCGGGTACACGAAAGACCCAAGTTTTGTAAAACAGGTGGAAGATGGATTTAAACAACTCTACCGAGACTAAGATTTTAAAAAGAGGGGCGTTCTACATGACGCCCCTTTCGCCATTTCACCTTGATGAAATTGCAGAAAACATGTCTCAAGAAAATAAACGTGAAATAAAACTTCTTGGGTATACAGATATTCGTGTCGCGGTTAGTGAAATGTACGAAACGTCTGAGGCTTACATTGTTCGTAAAGAAGGTGGCCCAATATTGTTTGTTGGTGGTTTGTGGTATGCTGAGGATCAGGATTATCCACAGATGTTTGCTTTGTTTATGAATGAGGCAATGAATAACCACATGGTCTTAGCGCGTGGCTCTAAGATGCTAGTTAATTACTTATCGGCAACAAATGACCATATGACTATGACAATACTTGCTGATTATGAGGGTATGTTGAACTGGGCTTTATGGCTTGGATTCGAGCCAATAGGCACAATTACAAGCGGTTATAACAAGTATGTTGAATTTATTCGTTGCAATTTGGATGCAAATTGTGTTTACGATAAGTCACCACGGCCCGTAATGCACTGATTGGCCCGAAAGGATACCCAAGTTGAAGTGGTCAAGCGGACACCCGTAGAAACCCGAAACTTCAATTTAGGACTGAAAAATGGCTAATACAATCGATCAAGCCTTTATCAAACAGTTTGAATCAGAAGTTCACATGGCGTATCAACGTATGGGTTCCAAGCTACGGAACACATGCCGCACAACCAATGTGACTGGTTCAACAGCTCGATTCCAAGTAATCGGCAAAGGCGTAGCTAACACTAAATCACGCAACGGCAATGTAACAGCAATGGAGCTGGCGCATACCAATGTAGAAGTCACAATGGCTGACTACTATGCACCAGAGTACATCGACAAGCTAGACGAGTTGAAAGTCAATATCAACGAGCGTCAAGCTGTCGCACAATCTGCTGCTGCTGCTCTAGGCCGTAAGACTGACGAGATCATCACAACAGCTATGGACGCTGGCGCAAACTCAACTGCAATTGCAGATGCAACTGGCGCATTAGTCAAAGCTGACCTGCTAACTTTGTTTGAAACATTCGGCACAGCTGACATTCCAGAAGATGGTCAACGCTATCTTGCAATGTCACCTGCTGGTTTTGCTGACTTGTTTGCAATTAACGAGTTTGCATCATCAGACTATGTTGGGCCACAAAACCTACCGTTTGCTGGCGGCATGACAATGAAAGAGTTCTTGGGCTTCAAGATTTTCTCAACGTCTGCTGTAGCTGGTGGTAAGAACTTTGCGTACCACACATCTGCTGTTGGTCTAGGTATCAACTCTGACGTACAGACTGAAGTCAACTACGTTCCAGAAAAGGTATCACACCTAACCACATCAATGATGTCAATGGGCGCTGTAGTCATCGACGATGATGGTGTCTACGAAGTTCTAGACAACAACTAAGGGGATTAGATTATGGCTTATAATCCAGCAAATCTAACTCGTCTATCTGGCGGTTCTGGCGTTTCATTGTGGCATTACACTACAACTGACGCTGCAACTGTTGTTGACGCGGCAGGTTACTTCAATGATTCAGCGGGTATGTTTAATACAAACGACATTATCCTTGCTGTTACTGCTTCAGGCGGTACGCCTGTAATTAAGATTCTGTACGCAAATAGCGTTACGGCATCTGCGGTAGACGTTGTTGATGGTACAACTGTCACAGCGACAGACACACGTTAATAGGGATGGGGGCTACGGCCCCCAACTTTACTTATGCCTGATGTAGCAAACACACCTATCAAAGTATGCTCTCGCGCTTCTGTCTTGATTGGCGGCGACGAGATTCAGTCTTTTACAGACGGTACTTTAGAGTCTTCTGTAGCCGACTCTGTATACGAAGACATTGTTCGTGCAGCTTTAACAAATACACGCTGGCGATTTGCTACTAATCAACAACAGCTAAACAGATTGGAGGCAGCGCCAACTGGTCGTTGGGAAGCTGCATATCAACTTCCTTCTGAAACACTTTTAGTTCACGCGCTTACAGTAAACGATGTTCCCATTAAATATGACATTTATGGCGACAAGGCTTACACCAATTCATCTTCTACAGATGTTGTTATTGCTGACTTTACTTACCGCGCTGATGAACAGAACTGGCCTTCTTTCTTTACTTTGGCTGTTCAACATATGCTTGCAGGTACTTTTGCAATATCTATTGCTAGAGATTCAACACTATCACAGTTAATGGATCAAAAAGCGCAGCTCTTTATGGCGCAAGCTCGTCGTGCTGATTCTCAACAGCAAACAACGCGCAAGCTAAACACCTCGAGGTTTATTACACAAAGGCGTAGCTAATGCAGAAAGTTAAAGTACCAGTTAATAGCTTTCAGTATGGCGAAGTTAGTGACTCTCTGTTGATGAGAACAGATACGTCCATCTATGCGCAATCTGCACAGCGTTTAGAAAACATGGTTGTTATGGCTGAAGGTGCGGTTAAAAAGCGCTTTGGTCTGAAGCATATCCATGACTACAGCATAACTTACAATTCTACATACCCAGCTCAGTCGCATCTTTTTAAGTTTATCTTTGATGATAATGAGCAGTATGTAATTTCTGTTGAGCATCAAAAAGTACGTTGTTTTCAAATAGAGCCAGATGGTGATGTTACTTTAGTTTCTACAATTACTCAGGACGTTGATGGTAACTCCCTTCCGTTCGATCAGAGCTATTTGCAAGAATATACATACGCTCAGTATGGCGATGTTATGTTCATTTGCCACCCTTTGTTTGCGCCTAGAACTTTAATTAGAACTAGCCTTACTACATTTGAAATGGATGTTTATACATTCGATCAACGCGCCGATAATATTGTTACCTACCAACCCTACACACGGTTTCATGGTCAAAATGTAACGCTTGATCCTTCAGCAACAAGTGGCAATGGCATTACTTTAACAGTTAGCGAAGACTACTGGGATATAACTGGTACGCAGTCTGGCGGTAATTATCCTGATTCTAAACACGTTGGCGTTGTAGTTCGCTATGGCAAAAGTGAAATAGAAATTACTAGCGTTCAATCTGCTACACAGGCAACTGGCAATGTAGTTGATGAACTGCGTATCCGTTTAACAGTTCTTAATCCACTAAGAACCATTGATGGAAGCTCTACCGTTGAAGTTACTATGATTAATCATGGCTTTGCTGGTGGAGAAAGCATCACAATTGAAGAAGCCTCTGCAACTGGTGGCATTAACAGTGGGAACTTAAACGGAACTCGCACGGTTGGTGACATTATTGATGAAAACACCTTTAACTTTACTGCTGGCGGTAGCGCTTCTAGTTCTGAAGATGGTGGTGGTTACGTTAAGATTGTTACCCATGCGCCTACATCTGATTGGAGTGAGCAGTCTTGGTCTGCGGCTCGAGGTTATCCCGCAGCCGTTACATTTCATGAAAATAGATTGTGTTTTGGCGGCACAATAGCAGAACCAGATACAATTTGGATGTCGCAAGTTGGCTCGTTTTTTAACTTTGACGTTGGTGAAGCTGAAGATACTGAAGCAATTATTTTAATTGCTGCAACTGGTGATATTAACTCTATTCGGTACTTGGTTTCTAACAGAGACTTGCAAGTCTTTACTGCAAATGGCGAGTTGTATGTCCCAACATACCTAAACCAAGCAATTACACCTACAAATGCTCAGATTCGCAAGCAAACCCCATATGGTTGTGAGTTTGTTCAGCCTGTTTCTATTGATGGCGCTACAATCTTTGCTCAACATGACGGTAAGATTATTAGAGAATATATCTATACTGATGCTGAAGATGCTTACACGGCTGCATCTGTATCAACACTTGCTTCTCACTTAATCAATGAGCCAAAATGTTTAACTGTTTCACATAGCGGCTTTGATCTGCCAGATTCTTATGCGGCACTGACCACGGGTAACGGAGAGCTTGCCTTGTTTAGCTCAAACAGGTCTGAAAAGCGAGCTTCTTGGTCGCGCTTTACGACTGATGGTAGTTTTTGCTCTGTTGTAGCTGTGCATGACAAGTTGTTTGCTAATGTTTGGTATGACAATCAACTACATCTTTGTCAGTTTGATACAAACATTGGTCTTGATAAGTGGGTCTTGGGTACAATTGCTGCAAACAAACTAGATGTAAGCGCTGCATTTTCTAATGGCGATGTCGTTGATGCAGTACACAGTGATGGATCGTATCTTGGGTCGTATACTGTAGATTCATCTAATGAGATTGATCTGACAGGTTATACTGGTGATGTTTATGCTGGATTAAAGTTTACTTCTAAGATTGTTACTAATCCTATTGATGCGAGTATTGGTTACGGCCCTGCTACTGGTGATATTCGTGGTCTGGCTAATGTGATAGTTGACGTAAAGGAAACTTCGTCAATGAAGGTAAATACGCACACTGCGCTATTTGAAGAATTTACTGGTAAAAAAGAAGTTCGAGTGCGTGGTTATAATAGAAATCCCCAAGTAACTATTGAACAGGATGATCCCCTGCCAATGCAAGTTAATGGTGTTGTTATGGAGTTAATTGTTTAATGGAACCATCCACAATGATGATGATTGCTTCAACAATTTTTAAAGTTGGGGCTGGCATACAAGAGGGAATTGCTAAAGAGCGAGAGGCTCAACTTGAAGCCTTTAATATTGGTACTGAGCGCACTTTAGCTAAAGCATCTGCCAACCAAGATGCTATGCGTGTTCGTGAAGAATTAAAGGACGTAATGGAAGCTGCTGAAAGTTTCTTCTTAAGAACTAGAGAGGAAACTATGGACATTGAGGCGTATTACGAAAGAGAGCAAGATACTGCTGGCGGCGATATAGATGATATTGCAGCAATGAGTTATCTAAACGACCTTAAGTACAAACAAGAAATTATTGGAACTAAACGTAGAGGTGTACAAGAACGACAGGCATCTGTTGTTCGAGCTGTTGGTGATATTTTGCAAGCTGGTGTAGACTATTACTCAACAAGGCAAAGTCGCCCAAGCCTTGTTCAACAACGTAAAGCAAGTCCTAGACCACGCTTAAGACCAACTAGGAAGCGGTAAATCAAATGGCATTAGTAAAACAACAGCG